GTGAGCGTGGTGGTGAACGCGGCGACGGCCGCGACGATGGACGCGGCGCTCAAGGCGCATGGTGCCAGCGGTCGCCAGCGGCCGTTCTTCGATTTCGACCATGCCAATGGTCCCGCCTCCGCGTGGCCGGCCGGCTTCTCCTGGCGGAACACGCCGGAGCCCGGCGTGTACGCGCGGGTGGAGTGGAGTGCGGAGGGTGCCACGGCCGTGTCCGGCCGGGCTTACCGCGCGTTTTCCCCGACCTTCTTCATCGATGCCGGCAACCCGGCGTCGGTGACCGGCGCGCCCCTGAACATGGGCGGCCTCGTCAATGACCCGGCCTTCACGGCCATCAAACCCCTGTGGGCGAAGAGCCCCGAGCATACCATGAACAAGACCCCGAAACTCGTCGCCCTCATCGCCGCCCTCGGCGCGCTGCAGGGCGACCGCGCGGCATTGGCCGCGTCCCAGCAGCCGGACCAGGCTGCCATCAACGCCAAGGATGCCGAGATCAGCGCGAGGCTGGTCGAGGCGAAGTCTTTGGTCGTGCAGATCGACGCCGACGCGTCGGAGAAAGACACGCTCGAGGCGATCCGCGCCAAGTCGCAGGTCGTCGAGGCCGAGAACGCATCGCTGCGGGCCCAGACCCAGGCGCTGCAGAGCGAACGCACCGGCCGCGTGAAGGCCGACGCGCTGAATGCCGTGAAGGCGGCCGTCGCGCGGGGGGCGATCCCGGCCGCGAACGATGCCCTGCAGGCCCGTTGGGCGGATGCGTACCAGCGGGATCCCGCGGGGACCGAAGCCCTGCTCGCGGGGCTGGCGGCGCCCGCGGCGCTGGGTGCCCCGGTCGTCCCCAATGCCAGCGGCAATGCGTCCGTGGGCGGGGAGTTGGTGCGCGCCGTGCGCGCGTACGGCGAGGAGAAGAACCCCAAGAGACGCTTCGCGATCTACGCGAAGGAGATCCGGAAGGCCCTGGCCGACGCCAACGGCTACCAGGAGGCCATCGAGGCCGCCAACAGCGTGGGCACGCTCGCCGGCACGTTGGTCACCCAGCGCAGCCTGGACCTGCTCAAGTTCACGTTCCCGGTGTTGGGCCGCATCACCACGGACTTCACCTCCGAGAACGCCGCCCTGAACCAGACGGTCACGACCCGACGCCGCTCGGTGCCGACGGTGACGGACTACAACGCGACCACCGGCTATGCCCGGTCCGACGCCACCACCACCGACGTCTCGATCACGATCGACAAGCACAAGGCGGTCGAGATCGGCTTCACGGCCAACGACCTGTCGTCCACGCGCCGACTGCTCTTCGGCGAGCAGGAAGAGGGAATGCACTATGCCCTCGGCAAGGCGATGGTCGACGACCTGTACGCGTTGATCCTGGCGGCCGCCTACACCAACACGACCACCCAGGCGCAGGCGGGATTCGACCGCTCGACGCTCGTCACGCTGGCGCAGGCCCTCACGCTGCGCGGCGTGCCCACCATGGGCCGGGCGCTGCTCCTCAACACCCCGTACTTCGGCCAGCTCCAGACGGATGCGAGCATCGTGCAGCTCGGTACCTTCCAGGACCGGAGCCTGATCCAGGAGTACAAGCTGCCGCCCATCGCCGGGTTCCAGCCGCTGGAGGCGCCGAACCTCCCGACCACCGGCAGCCTTGCCGGCTTCGCGTTCACCCCGGACGCCATCGCCATGGCCACCCGCGTCCCCAACGACTACGCGTCGATCTTCCCCGGTGCCACCGGCGGCGGCGTGACGACGGTCGTGACCAACGAGGATACCGGCATCTCGGTGATGCAGGTCCAATACGTCAACCACCAGCTCGGCCAGTCGGCCCTGCGGGTGGCCCTCATGTACGGCGTGGCGACCGCCCAGGTCGCGAGCGGCCAGTTGCTGCTCAGCGCCTGATCCAGCCGTCGACACATCGATCGATCCGAATCCATCGCCATGAAAACCCTGTTGAAAACACTCGTCGCGGCCGCCCTCGTGGCGTTCGCGCTCACGCCGCCGGCCTCCGCGCAGGTGCTCACCTTCGGCCTGCAGACGGTGACCGTGACCAACGCGATCCCGGCCACCACCACCAACTCCGTCACCGCCACCGCCATCGACGCCACGCGCGCCGAGGACGTGGGCTTGCAGATCAGCTTCAAGCTCACGGGGAGCGGGACCAGCACGGTGGTGTTCACCTTGTCCGGTTCCCTGGACAACTCGACCTACGCCACGCTCGGCACGGTGAGCCTCGCGGCCAACGGCACGAACACGGTCACCTACGTGGGCAACTATGCGGTCGGTCCGATCCCGTACCTCAAGTTGACCCAGATCGCCAACCCCAACGCCAATGGCATCACCGACCTGGTGGTGAAGTACGGCAGCAAGGCGCGCGTGCTCCGCTACCGGAGCCCGTAGCGACGTTCCCGCGACAGACCCACCGGGGGCCGGCGTCCACCGCGACGTCGGCCCCCCCCACCGAACGACCCACGCCCATCCTCCATGTCCCGGCCAACTTTCGACGAAAGCGACCTGCAGATCTCCCAGGAGTTCCTGGACGAGGTACGCGCGGCGCTTGGCAACGCGGGCAACGAGCAACCGATCAAGACGGTGCTGGATGAGTGCGCCGGCGTGGTCGCGGATTATACGGCGCGCTACGAGCTGGAATCCTCGCGCTGGCGGCGATTGGTCCGCGCGCTCGCCCTCGAGGCGCTCCACGCTCTGCTGAACGCCGTCCCCGATGGAATCAAAGTCGCGGCCGACAAGGCCCGGCGCGAACTCGAGGACATCCGCGACGGCAAGTTCGTGACCCTCAAAAAAGCGGACAACCCGACGATTGCCATCCAACCGGTCCGCGGCGACTGGGGGAGTGACGCCCGCATCAAACCCCGCATCGGCAGCCCCTAGACCATGGGCATTCCCAACAACAATCTCGCACGCACCCGCGCGGTGCTGCAGGCGCTGAAGGCGGCCGTGGCGGCGATCCAATGGACCCCGACCGATGGCGACGCCGAAGCGGCGTTCGCGAAGGTCGAGATCTACGACCTGCGCGATGTCTACACGGCGCTGAAGGAATTGATCGCGGCCCAAAGCCGCGTGGCTTTGTTGGTCTTCGACTCCGCGAGCTTCGAGACCTTCCACGAGGGCCGCGACGAGCGGGCCCGGCAGGTACGCAAGGTCTACGTGGTGGTGGCCGACCGGAACTGGGGGGATCGCCGCAAGGCGTGGTTGGGCGATGCCACGAATCCGGGCGCCTACGAACTGGCGGACCTGGTCGTCGAACAACTCCGCGGGCCGTTGGCCGACGTCGATCAGGTCTATCTGCGGCCGACCGGCATCGAGCCGATGATGATCACGGGGCAGGAACGACAAAACCAAGTCGGCCGGGCCACCGTGCTGGTCCCGATCGACGTGGTGGGAGGCGAGATCCTGAGCGCTCTGGGCGGGAGGACCTACTGATGACGATCACCATCAAGCGGGGCGAGGTCTTCGACTGGACGTTCCGCCTCGAGGATCAGGCGAGCTATCCCGGACTCGAGGCGTCGTCCCAACTGCGCGACGGGGATGGGGCCCTGCTGGCAACTTTCGACGTCTCCGCCGCCGACAACGGTGACCAAACCGCCGACATCCAACTCCGACTCACCCAGGAGCAGGTCGCGGCGCTTCCGCTGGGGAACGGGTATTTCGACATCAAGATCTCGATGTCCGGTTGGGGACCGCATCTGACCGAGACCATCACCTTGGCGGTGGAGAAAGGGGAAACCGAATGAGCAGCGGCTTGGCCATCATCCGGATCCGCACCTCGGGAGTCACCGTGCTGCGGTGGGGCTCGACTGGTCCACGCGGCCCGAAGGGCGATGGAGCCGATGGACTGGCATCCACTGCGATCTCAGACTCGACGGCGACCGGTCGCGCGCTGATCACGGCCGCCGATCCGGAGGCGGCCCACGTCGTCCTGGAACTCGGATCCGCGGCCTTGGCCGACACGGCCGATTTCGATGCCGCCGGAGAGGCGGCGGCTGCCTACACGGCGGCAATCGCCGCGGCCGGGACGGATGCGACGGCCAAAGCGTCGGCTGCCGAAGCGGCTGCCATTGCGGCGGCATCCACGGATGCCACATCGAAGGTCAACGCAGCAGAGGCGGCCGCAATTGCCACCGCTGCCACGGATGCGACGGCCAAAGCGAACGCGGCGCAGTCCTCGGCGAACGCCTACACAGACGCCGGATTGGCGGCCAAGGAACCGACGCTCCCGACCGGCACCGACGTCGCCATTGTTCGGAACGGGCTTGGGGCGTGGGTCTCAAAGACGGCAACGGATCTTAAATCGTGGCTCGGCATCGGACTCTCCGACGTCTCCGGGTTGGTGTCAGCTCTCGCTGCGAAGGTGGATACCGGAGACTCGCGTCTGTCGAATGCCCGGACTCCCACAACCCACGCATCCACCCATGCGGCTGCTGGATCAGACCCTCTGACGCTCGCCGCGTCCCAAGTGTCAGGTCTCGGTGGGGCAGCTCTGTTGTCGGTCGGAACCGGGGCCGGCACCGTTGCTGCCGGCGATGATTCCAGAGTCACCGGGGCGGCGCAGAAGTCGGCGAACCTCAGCGACCTCGCATCCGCGGCCACCGCACGATCTAATCTGGGTGCTGCCCCCACCGCGTCGCCGACGTTCACGGGCCCCGTCACGCTGGACGGATTCGTCCTCGATGTCGCGACGTACACCGCGCAGACGTTCGCTCGGATCATTGCTACGAACGCGGCGACGAACGTCAATGTGGTGCTTGCTCCGAAGGGAGGCGGTTACTTGTCGCTTCGGATGCCGGATGGCACCGCGACCGGTGGAAATCAACGCGGCGCCAACGCGGTCGATTTCACGTGGGGCGGCACGGTCGCCGATCGCGTCGCCTCTGGGGCAGGAGCGGTGGCATATGGCTACAACGCGAAAGCCTCTGGCGCTTCCTCCATTGCCATCGGTGACTTGTGCGTCGCGACAAATTCCAATGCGGTTGCAATAGGATATGGTTGCTCTGCCACCGGTGGCGCTGACGTGGCGATTGGAAACCAGAACACGGCCAGCGGCGGCAACTCGTTCGCGTGCGGCGTTGTTTGCACGTCGTCTGGTGCGATGTCCTTTTCCTCGGGGTACAGTTCGCAGGCGACCGCGTCGTACTCTTTTGCCAGCGGATTTCAGTCACTCGCCGACAAATTGGGTCAGAGAGCCCACGCGGCGGGAGTCTACGCGAGCCGCGGAGACTGCCAAGGATCCGAGTTGGTCGCACGCAACGTCACCACCGATGCGACCCCGACGGAGCTTTTTCTCGACGGATCTTCGGCGCGAATGGTCGTCCCTGCGAACACTTTGTGGAACGGCTTAGTCCAGGTATCGGCTCGCACGAACACTGCCGGCGGGCAAGATGCTGCGTGGCTATATTTCGTCCGCGCGAACAGGGGTGTGGCCGTCGGGACGATTGTAGTCACGGCAACACTCCTTGCCTCAAGCGGATCGAATGGCGGAGCACCACCTTCCGGATGGGCAGCCGCGATCGACAACGACACCACGAACGGTTCGCTGCGCTGCAAAGGCACAGGCGCCGCCGCAACAACGATTCGCTGGGGCCTTGTTAGCCGAAAACTGGAGGTTGGATTCCCGTGATAGACACCGACAAACGCAAGTACGCAATGATCGCGAACGGCACCGTGGCAATGGTGCGCGAGTTCAGCCTCGCCGACGCGATCCCCGACGGCTGGGTGATGTACCGAGACACCCTGCCGCCCGTCGTGGATGCGGACCACGAAGCAGTCGTCTCCGGCTATGCCGTCGACGCCTTGGGCTATTGCACGCAGAACTGGATTGTGACGCCGAAGGTCGATACACAGGCCCTGCCGCCGCCTCCGACCGTGCCCGTAGAAGTTCCGCTCTGGGCCTTCCGAGCTGTCCTTACGGTGCGAGGGATCAACACCCAAGTGGACGGGCTCATCGCCTCGCTGCCGGAGCCAGACCGGACCGTAGCCAGGACGCAGTGGGAGTTCGGCAACTACATCGTGCGGGGTCACCCTCTCATTGCCGCCCTCGGAGCGCAGATCGGCATGACCACGGCCGACATCGACGAAGTCTTCCGCCTGGCATCCAGCCTCAAGTGACCGACACCATGAAGATCAAGCTCCTCAAGCCCATGCTGGTGGATGCCGTGCTGGTCCAACCCGGCGCCGTCGTCGAGGTCGGCGATAAACAGGCCGACTTCTTCGTCTCCGCCGGATTTGCCTGCATCGCGGATCCCGAGGTCCCGGCGCCCGAACCCGCCGGCAGCACCCCGGCAGCTTCCAAGCCGCGCGGGGGCCGGCGCCGCATCGGCTGACTTTCCCCAACCCTGTTTTCAATTCCCACCCACAACCCCAATAGCGAATCATCATGAGCGCAGTCATCGGCAGTCTGGCCAACAAGGCGAAAACGACGGCACGGGTCCTCTACAAGCGTACCGGCGAGTCCGCCTACGTGGACCTTGGAAACGTCCTCAAGTTCTCCCGCAAGCCGCAGATCCAGCGGTACACGCACATGGCCAGCCAGACCGGCGATGCCGGCGGCGGGTTCAAGCGCGCGGACGGGAAGCTCGTCACCACCATCGAGGACAACTTCGAGTTCTCCCTCAACGATCACACGCCGGACAACCTGCGTCTGCTCTTGTTGGGCGGCGCACCCACCACGGCCGACCAGGCGCTCAATGCCACCCTGGCCGTGTCGATCGCCTCGGTGAAACCGGGTGGCGTCTACTGGGTCGGCGCCTATGGCATCACCGCCGAGGCACTGACCTTCGACGGCGATCCCAAGACGCCGGGCACCGACTACATCCTGGACAAGGCGAGCGGCATCCTTTCGATCCTCGCGACCGGCACGATTGGCGAAGGGGATCCGGTGGCGGGCACCGTCGCGGTGCCGGCGGTGAAGTACAACGCCCACGATGCCGCCACCGCGCTGCGCGCGACGGGGTCGTTCGAGGTTTTCGAGTTCGACCAATTCTCGAAGGCCCCGCGGAAACACACGTCGATCGCGTCCGGGGAGTTGATCGTGACCAACTGGGGCGAACAGACCGTCGACCAACCCAACGAGTTCACGATCGAGCTGCTCGCGATCACCACGCCGGTGACCAAGGAGCGGCAGGACTAATCGCGGCAAACCCGAAAGGACGCCCACATGTCGAGTATCCTCAATCCCGTCGCCGAGGTGCGCATCAGCGCCGAACGCACCGTCACCGTGCGCGAGATGGCGTGGCCGGACGCCCTGCGCTTTTTGCAGTTGCTCTCCGGCCACGTCCGCGCGCTGGTGAAGCCCATGGTGTCGGATGGGCCCATCGATCGCGCCACGGTGATGCGCAAGATCGCCGAACAACTGCCCGAGATCGTGGTGGGTGCCACGGATCTGGGGGACTTCCTGCTCCGCAAAGCCACCGACCTCGACCCGGCGGAGATCGCGGGCGTGCGGCTCTGCAGCGCCCTCGAGATCCTCGACAAGGCCATCGAGTTGAATCTGGGGCCGGAGGTGATCGACCGGGGAAAACGGGTCGCCGGACGTCTGGCGGGGGCGTTCGGCGCGACGACGACGCCGATGACGGAGATCTCGATGGCCGGCTCGGGCCCATCGTCGAGTTCCTGATCTGGCAGGGGCACGGCGACGTGCGCCGGTACACGCTTCGCCAGCTCGCCTACTTCGGCGAGCAGGCGGGGCAGCGGCTCCAGAAGGTCGGTGCAGGCAGCGGACGGTAGAGACTCCCATGGGCAACCCCATCGACATCATCGTGCGGATGAGCGGCGGCGAAGGCGCCGCCACCCAACTCCTCGCCATCCAGACGGCCGCCGCCTCGGTGGGCACGGCGATCGGCGGGCTCGTCCACGACGCCATCGCCAAGACGGTCGAGTCGATCAAAGACCTGGCCGAGGGCGTGGTGGAGTTCACGCAACGGGCGATCGACGCGGCTGACGAGTCGGGCAAACTGGCGCAGAAGGTCGGGCTCTCGGTCGAGGCACTCACCCAGCTCGATTACGCGGCGCGATCTTCCGACGCGTCGACCAAGGTCCTGCGGGGTGGCCTCCAGACGCTGTCCCAGCAGGTGGAGGATCTGACACGCGGCAACGAACGGTCCATCGAGGCGTTCGAGCGCCTGGGCGTGGCGGTGTTCCGGGAGAACGGTGCCCTGCGCTCCACCGACGACATCACCCGCGACATCGCGGACGTCTTCCGGTCGATGCCCGACGGCATCGGGAAGACCACCCTCGCCACCCAGTTGTTCGGCCGCGCCGGGCGGGATCTGATCCCCATGCTCAACGGTGGGTCGGAGGGGCTGGAACGGGCTTCCAAAGATGCCGAGAAGTTCGGGTTGGTGGTGGGCGAGGATTTCGCGGCCAACGCCGAGAAATTCAACTCGTCGATCGATGCCCTGAAAGCGCGCTTCGAGGGCCTTTTCCTAAGGTTCGCGGACCGGATCCTGCCGGCGTTGAACGGCTTCTTGTCGTGGGTGACCCAATCCATCGACCAGATGGGACACCAGGACAAGGCGACGAACGCCCTGGTGGCGACGTTCGACACGCTAGTCCATGTCGTCATCCAGCTCCGCCGCGAGACAGAGCTATGGATCGCGGCGCTCGCCAATCCCAAGCTCTTGGGGTTCGTGGAAGCCACGATGACCCCGCAGATCTTGGCATTGTCGAAGGTGTACGACGGGTTCAAGGCAATCCGCAATCTGTTCGTCTCCGAGGAGGAAGCGGTCCGGATCGCCGCCGTGGAGGCGAATGCGGAGACCGCCCTCAAGGTGGCCGCCTACAAGCGCGACAAACTGGCCAAGGAGAAGGCTGCCGCGGCGACGGCACCACCCGGCACGTCCAGTCCGACGGGCCAGGCTTCCGGTGGACGCTCCCAAGCCGGGGATGTCCCGGACATCTCCGGATTGGCTCTGAGGGACGCGAAGGCCGCGATGTCGGACCATGCGATCGCCCAGGCCGACCAGGCGCTCCGGTTGCAGGCCACGCTGCGCGAGGACCAACTCGATGAGGAGGCGAGGGTCCGCGAGATCAACGGGTCGTACGACGATCGTCTGGAGATCCTGAAGAGGATCCGCGAGGAGATCGAGTGGCAGCGGGACTCGGTGGACGGCGATCGCGCGAAGTTCGAGATCGAGCGGGATCTGCACAAGCTGGACGCGGAGCGCCTCAAACTCGAGGAGGATCGGATCGCGGCACTCCGGAAGGAATTGGAGATGACCGTGGGGCTCCGGGCGGCGGTCCTGGACTCCAAGATTGCCGGTGTCGAAAGCGATCCGGATCCGGATCGTGTCACCCAAGTCGCCGAGTTGAACCGGTTGTACCGCGACCGGATCGGCACCATCGACCAACTCCGGGATGCCTTGCTCGAGATGTCCTTGGCGACCGGAGACCCGGAAAAGCAGGCTGAGTACGAGCGGGAAATGCTCCGCTTGGACCAGCAACGGCTGGCCATCGTCGACAAGATCCACCGGCTCGACACCGACAACACCTTCATGGGTCGGATGGGGACCAACCTGAGGAACCTGTCCAACGAGTGGGGAAACCTCGGGAAGAATGCCGCGGACGCCATCACGGGCCCGATCGGATCGGCAATGTCGTCGATCGGCGACCAGATCCTCGACGTCATCGATGGCACGAAGACCTGGGGACAAGTCTTCGCCCAAGTCGCCCGGCAGATCATTTCCAACCTGATTTCGGTGGTGGTCCAGTGGATCGTCCAGATGACGGTAATCCGGGGCCTCAAGAAACTGTTCGGCGTCGAGCAGAAGACCGAGGCCGCTGAACGCGCGGCCGCCGAGGCCCCCGGCGCCGCACTGGCGGCCACCTCAAGCTACGGCACGGCCGCGATCCTCGGCATGGCGGCGCTGGCCGCCATCCTTGCGATGGCGCTGGCATTCGAGAAGGGCGGCGTCATCCCCGGCGGGGAGAAGCTGATCCGGGTGAACGAGGCCGGGCAGGAGACGGTGATGAACGCCCAGGCGACCTCGCGTTTCGGACCGCTCCTCGCCCAGATGAACGCCGGGCTCGCCCCCCGGATCCCGACGCCCCCCTACGCGGCGGCTGCCGGACTGCACGGCGCGGCCAACGTCAACGTCGGCGCGGCGCCAGTGCATATCTACGTGGTCAATTCGAGGGAGGCCGCCCTCGAGGCGATGGGCAGCCGAGCAGGCCGGGCGATCATCCACGACATCCACCAGCGATCGCGCGTGGATTTGGGATCCCCGACATGATTCCCCGCATCAACTCCCTGGTGCTTTTGGCGCATCTGCCCGACTGGAGCACGGCCCCCAAGGTGGAGCGACGGTGGCTGACGCGGATCGCGTCGGCCGTGGCGGGCAACGAAGATCGCGGGGCCTTGCGCCAGACGCCGCTGCAGGTGCTGTCCTGGCAGGTGGTGCCATTCGACTCCCAGGAGCGGGCACTCCTCGACGACCGGCTCCGTGCGGCACTCCTCGACGGGCAGGCGGCCACCCCGTGGTGGGGCCGTGCGCTGCGCTTGGGGGGACTGCTTCCGGCACCACGGTGGTCCTCGATGGCACCGTGCCGGCAGCATGGCTGCCGGATGCCGGCAGCCATGTGTTCTTTTGCCCGGATCCGTGGGCCACGCCCGGCGGCGCGGGATGGGAAGTCGCCGAGGTGACCTCCGTGGCGGGATCGGTGCTGACCCTCGCGACGCCCCTGGCCGGCACGTATGCCGCCGGCGGTTGCTGCTGGGAGGTGCTGTGCGGGAAGCTGCAGGTCGATGCATCGGAAGACCTGACCGGCGCGACCGCCCGTTACGGGCTGAGCGTCAGCGCGTATCGTGGAGCGGTCGTCCCGTATTCCTCGGCCGTGCCGACGATCGGCGATTCCACGGGGTCGATCGGCAGCGTGGAGGATCCCTACCGCGTGCCGGTGACGGAGTTGCCGCCCACGCTGTCGCGCGTGGTCCTTCTGGACTCCAACCTCTACGTGCCGGCCGCGCAGTTGCTCGCCTTGAATCCCGTCGGTGGGCCGGTCACGTCCGCACGATCCCCGTTCTGGGAGATCTCGGAGGACGACGGGGCAACCTGGATCGACCCAACCGGATCGGAGCAGACGGTCATCGAGGAGACGACGGCCGGATATTGGAGGCTGCGGATGCCGTTCAACGCGGAGGTCCTTTGCCGTTTCACGATCACGTGGTGGGGGCGGGCCGTGGTATCCGGGGCCATCACGATCCCGGCGGTCACCGTCGAGCGCACGATGCGGTACCTCCAGGAGCGGTATCACGAGGTCACGGGATCGATGGCGACATGGCCCAACCGGACCGATGGCCACGCTCCCGGCGATTATCCGGCCGACGGCTTCTACGCGGCGGACATAGTCGGGAGTCCGACGCGGGAGGCCGCTTTGTGGGAGGCGATCCGACAGGTGTGCCGGCAGTCGACGTTCTACGCGCAGTACCTCACCACGACCGGAGCGGTGACGGGTGGACTCGCTACCGGGGTGGTGGCACCGGAGACCAACGCAGGCACCTCGACGTGGACGTGGAGTCCCGGCGGCGGGTTCATCTCTCCATCGTATCTGGCGCCCCTGAACGCGCTCACGGCGCTCCCCACGGCGGTGACCTCCGCCAACGTGACCATCTGGCGACGGAACATCGCGATTTACGCGCTCACGCTGCACAAGACGTTCCGCAGGACTGAACAGGCCAATCGCCTCAGCAAGGTGGGTTTGGCCTCGCAGGCGTCCGGCGACATGAAGCCGGTCATCCTGACCACCGGTGGACTGGGCGACGTCGCCAGCGGCAACTATGGCATGGCAACCCCGGTGTTCGATGCCGGGAGAAACATCGGCATCGCGACCGTCATCAATCCGGCGAGCGTCACGACGTACGCCTGGGGGCAGACGTACAACGCCCCCGGCGCCGTGGAGCTCTCCAGCACGTCCGGATCCCTGCAGGTCGACCTGACGGCCGGGACCGCCTCCACCACGCTCTCGGATCGGGACCTGTGCGACCTGCCGTCACTGGCCAACGCAATCCGCAATCAGACCCGGCCGATCGACCTGTGGGTGGCAAGCCAGATGTCGGGACCGACCACGGCGGCACTCGCCGGTTATACCGGCATTCTGTCGGACCCGGTGCCTCTCCAGGCCATTCTCGTCGCGGATCTCAACGCGCTCGTGAACGGCGCCTCGATCTACTCCTCGGGGAGATTCGCCGGTGTCACGCTCCGGTCCGCGACCTCCACGCTGCTCGCGACGAGCCCGACTGGGGACGACCTCAAGAGGCTCAACCGGCTGTTGCTCGAGGACGCCTACCCGCAAGTCGCGCGGAGCCTGAACGCAGGCGAAGCGTCCGTGTACCTGTCGACCTACTATTTCGGCTACTCTCTGTCGCAAATCGGGGTGGTCGGGCAGGATGGATTGACCCCCTACCACACGTTGACCCCCACCGACATCACGGACGTCTATTACGTGGGGTCCGGCGCGCCGATCAACATCCCGGCCCCCGCACCCGGCGCGCACACGAAGTTCGCGTTGCTCGCGACCGTGCCGGCCGACAGTTCGTACACGAGCCCGGTCTACTGCGGCACGACGAGCGCGCCCTTTTTCTGGTTGGACGTCTTCAACACGACCTCGCGGCCATTGCGCGACCTGCACTGCGAGGTGGTTGGAATGACCATCCGGTGGCGGTCGCCGGACGTGCAATCGATGCACTGGAACCATTACCTGCACGTCTCGGCATGACCTACCTTTCCCGACCCGTCTGGACAATGGTCCCCAACGCCGCCGATGGGGCCGCCAAGGAATGGACGTACGACCTCCGCGAGCTGCAGTTAGGGTTTGGCCGTCCCGATTTCGGGCCCACGCAACGTCACGTCTTGCGGGGATGGACTATCTCGGTGTCGCTGCCCACGGCGACCGACGTGGCGTCCTTCGAGGCGTTCGTCGATGGCGCCAAAGGTCGCCTGAACGGATTCTGGTTTCCGGAGCCGCTCCGGATGGCGTCGGTGGTGTCGGCCCCCTCGACGACGGTCGTGGATCTGGCCCGGATCGGGCTGGCCGACACGTGGGGAGACGACGCCAGCGCCCACCTCCTCTTTACGGCGCCCGATGGCACCCAAACGATCGTGAGCGTGACCGATGCCGTGACCGACGGAGGGAACGACCGCGTGACGGTGTCGCCGGCGTTGCCCGCCACGCCGACGGCCCTCTGGCGCGTGCAGCGCCTGCTCTATTGCCGACTGGCCGATGACGCGGAACAGGCGGATCTGATCGCCGAGAACTGGCAAACCCGCTCGGTGCGGGTCCTCGAGCTGCCCGAGGAGTACTCGGCGATCGAAACCGGCGAGCAGCCCGTCTATCTCTACCGATTCTTCCAGATCATCGATGGGGACGAGATCTCGTGGCATTACACGTCCTTCCTCGGGGACATCGTGTCCGGTGGGCAAACGTTCACGGCCGCGAACCTGCGCCACGGGACCATCCGCCGCTCGACCCGCGCCGACCGGGAGGAGGTCTCCATCGAGGCCACCTTCGACGCGGGCGCGCCGTGGGCATCGAGTCTGCCGGCCCCGCCGTCCTTCCCGATCCGCGTGGAGATCGCCCAGGCGGCCTACGCAACGCCCGACGTGACCGGCATCCTGTTCACCGGACGGGAATCCGGCTCGGTGCAGTTCGACGGCAGGAAGGTCACGATGAAGTTCGCCTCGTGGCTCGACTCGATCGAGAGCCGGGTGCCTCACATGCTGTTCGGGCCCCGTTGCCCCTTCGACGTGTTCGACGCGCGTACCTGTGGGGTGGATCCGTCCGGGTACGAGATCACGGCGGAGATCGTCCGAATCCTCTACCAGCAGATCATCCTTGGATCGGTCGGCGGGTCGCCCGCCGCGGACTACTACGCCGGCGGCCGGATCACGGTGGGAACCGGCGACCATCGGGAGATCCGGACCATCCTCGGCAGCACGGTCGCCGACGACGGCACCATGCTCCTCACGCTCAACGCCCGGTTTGTCTGGGCGATCGAGGGCGACGGGGTACTGATCCGCCCCGGCTGCCAAAAGACGTGGTCCGACTGCGTCGCAAAATTCTCCAACACCCGCTTCGGGGGCACCCCGTTCCTGCCGAAGAGCAACCTGACATTCAAGGTGGCCGACATCGCGACCACCGGAGGCAAGAAATGAAGAAGCCGTTTTTCTCCACCTCGGAGCGCGTGGACTTGTTGAACTCGGCGGCCCGCGAATGGACCGGCACCCCGTTTGCCGCGCAGGCTCGGATCGCCCACGTGGGGGTCGACTGCGTCCAGCTCGCCGGTGCCATCCTGTGTGCGTGCGGCCACATCGGCTCGTTCGACGCGGGCGGCCCCTACACCATGGACGGGGGCCTCCACCTGCAGCGCAGCATGGTCATCGATTGGCTGGACGCGCGGGGATCCCTGTTCGAACGGTGGGACTACAAGACCGCCGGGATGTCGTCGCTGGCACCCGGCGATCTGCTCGTGTTCCGCGCGTCGCGGGAGGGGGTCGAGCACCACGTGGGAATCTTTCTGGGTGGATCGGGAGCGATGTTCGTCAACGCGTTGCCGAAATACGGGGTCCGCGAACGCACCATCCGAGACGCCACATGGCAACGGTTGTTGCGTGCTGTCTACCGTCCGGTGGAGGAGGTCCCGTGAGCTTCCTCTCAGGGTCCACGGGCCGGATGCCGAAGCAGAAGCCCCGCCTGGCTGGTTTGGACGACCTGCGCACCGCCACCAACGAGAACGCGCGGCCGATCCCCTACGTGTGCGGCACGCAGCGCGTGGGGGTGACCTTCATCTCGCAAGGGTTGGGATTCCGATCGGAAGCCACCGGTGGAGCGAAGAAAGGTGGGCCCACCAGCCACAACTACTACGCGACCTTCGCCGCGGCGATCTGCCACGGGGTGATCGATTCGGCGAACGAGATCTGGTTCGACGACGAGCAGGTCTGGGTGGGGCCGTTGACACGCGTGCCGGGCGAGGACTACGTCGACATCACGATCACCGACCACGGATCGGTCCGCCTGTACTGGGGCACGCCCACCCAGTCCGTGGATCCCGTCCTCGCCACCTATTCCGCGATCGAAGACCACCCACCCTACCAAGGGTTGGCCTACCTCGTGTTCGACGATCTCCTGCTGGGGACCAACCGCGCGACGGCCCCGTCGGTCGAGGTGGTGGTCGGTCGGTACCCGGAGGCGCCCGGATGGATGTCGGCGGCCGTCGCCATCGGATCGGACGTCAACCCGATCGTGCCAATCTGGGAACTCCTGACATCACCCCGATTCGGCCTCGGGATCGCCTCGTCCGCCATCAATACCACGGCGCTGAACGCCATGGGAACCCGGCTGGAGTCGGAGGGTTTCGGCCTGTCGGTGGTGCTGACCAAAGCGTCGACCCTCCGCGAGTGTTTGGTCGAACTCCTCGAATATGTGGATGGATTCCATCGGGTGGAGACCGACGGCAAGCTGGCCCTGAAGCTGATCCGGCCGGTAGCGGAAGTCGATGTGCTGGAGGTGTTCGCCGAGTCCGATCTGGTCGATGACCCGCACATCGAGCCCGGCGCATGGTCCACGACCGCCAGCGGGGTGCAGGTGAAGTTCACCAACGGCACCCGCTACTACAAGGAGGACGTCATCGGGGCCGACGATGCCGCAAACCTCGCGATCACCGGAGAGGTCAAACTCCCCGTCGTCGAGCGGCCGTGGGTCACTTCCCCGGATGTCGCGTCACGGATGGCCCGCCTTATGGCGCAGCGCGGTGGCCAGCCCCAGGGGAAGGTCACCATGAAGGTCCGTCGCTCGCGTGCAGTCGACAAGCAACCGGGCGACAACGTGAAGCTGTTCTGGGCGCACCTTGGCATCGAGCATCTGCGCTGCCGGGTCACGGCCGTGGATCTGCCGGCAGCCGGCGACCAAGCCGCCGACATCGAGTTGGAGATCGATGCAGCCCTCCTGAACGACCTGTACGCGCCCGTCGAGCCCTACGCCCCGCCCACGGTCACCATCATCACCCCCAGCGCCCCAATCTACGCCGGCGCGGGACAGTTGCCGGCGGATCTGACTGTGGGGTCCAACCCTCAGGTGGCCGGCTGGGTCCAGGCACCGACCATTGCCCACGACGGGTGGTGGTTCTGGCACCAACTCCCTGACACGTCGTTCGAGGCGTCCGGTTCCGGATCCACGGAATTCGCCGACGTCGTGCGACTCGACGACGACATGCCGGACGTGGCGCTGACCCACGACCCGACATTCGTCGTCCGGCTCACGGTCCAGACGCCGGACACGGATCTGCGCCGGTTCTCGACCGGGGACATTGCATCGGGCCGCGTCTACCTGTGGCTCGGGCCCGAGTTCGTCCGGATCCTTTCGGCGACCCTCGTCGGGGCCGGCCAATACGCGGTGACGGTGGTCCGCGGGTGCCACGGATCGCCCCGGTTCTACGGCCACGCCGGCGACGTGGTGTTCGCCTTCAATATAGAGAAACTCACCCGTCATTCGGTGACCGAGCCTGGGGACGCGACCCACGTGTTCAGGATCCAACCCGGCGTGTTTGGCCGACGGGTATCCCTGGCGTCCTGCGGCGACATCCCGGTCGTCGTCACGCGATCATCGATTGGGCCGACGGCGCCGCTCAATCTGCGGGTGGATGGCGAGCATGCGTCGCCCCGGTGGGTTGGATCCGCCGACCTCGCGGTGTCCTGGGATCCGGCCGAGGCGCCAAGTCTGGAGCTTTTCGATCGGTGGGCGGCCACGCCGGCCACCGGACTGCCGGTCGTCGTCGACGTATTGGACGGTTCGATGGTCGTCGTCATGAGCGTCACCACGGCCGGCGGGGCCGCGACAACGACACTGGCCAACGCCGACTTGGTCACCGCCTTGGGATCCTCCACGTCCTTCACGCTCCGTGTGCGTCACCGCAACGGGGCATTCCTCTCCCCAAACCCCACCAGCGTGTACGTCACGCGCATCTGACCATGAGAGTCCTAGCCGACATCGTCACGTCCATCGCCCCTGGGTCCGTCGCCCAGGGCAATTTCGAGTCCATCGACCGCACCGTATTCGGTCTGAATCCGACCCTTGTGGCTGGCATTCCCACCACCGAACAGGGCCCGCCAACATCTGGCGCCTGGACGTTGGCTGACCGGTGGGTAGACGCTCTCGGGGGCGAATGGGCATGCACCCTGACCGGAACTCCCGGCACGTGGCTGCAGATCCGGCCTGCCGTGGTCACGGCCGATCCGGCCGGAACGATCGCCGATGGGTACGTCATCACCCGTGCGGATCTGGCTTGGACCTCCAAGCGCTGGGATCTGGGCGGGACGACGTGGGTCGAGGTGGTCGGATCCGTCATGGCCGCGGTGGCCGACGCCACCGGGGGGAGCACCGTGGACGCCGAGGCGAGGACGGCGATCAACTCGCTGTTGGCCGCCCTGCGGACCAAGGGGCTACTCGCCCCCTGA